GCTTGCTCCTGGGTCTGGACGTGGTTCCAGACGGGTTTAGTTTGAGAGAGAAATGCGTGCAGGCCGACCACGTCTGCCTGGCTGAGAAAGAGGTGCTGGCGGAGGATGCCGGCCTCGGCGGTGAAGATCCCGACATGGCCGTCCGGGAAGATCGACCAGGTCAGCTGATTGGTTTGCTCAGCTTGCTGAGCTACCACAAGTCCCCCCCCTGCCCCCCGAATGGGAACCGGCCGAGGGTGTGGAATCCAGGCTCGCGACGCTGTCGCGAGCAGGAGAGGAAGAAGCCTTGATCAGCTCGCTGCCTTCGGCAGCGAGAGAGTAGAGACCATCCTGCACAAGAATGCGGCCGGCTGCGATTGATGGAGCAAGGTAGCTGTTCAGTGCATGCCCCTTCTTGATTGCCATGGCCTCGCGCAGTTGGCTAGAAGTTGATGGGCCGTGCGCTTTCAGAAACGCCACGGCCGTGGCCGCGAGAGACATCGTGCGGCCGGATGACTTCTTCTTTGGCCGTTCCGGCTTCGGCGCGGCCTCAGTCGACTGAGGGGCGGGTACTTCAGTTGAGATCACTGAGGGCACTTGCTCGACTGCGCTGCTCCCGGTAGGTTGCCAACCGGGTAGGCCCGTTGCGTGATACTCCGGCAGCATCAGGCCGTTTCTCGCCTCGGTGGACTTGCTGTAGATCTGGCCTTCGAGTTGGGCGATGGCAAGCACTTGGGTGAGAGGTTCGTCGTCAATATCCAGCGCATCGCAGAGCTGCGCTTTGCGCAGGCCTGGGCGGCGCCGAATGAGAGCGACCAGTTCCTCAAATTTTTGTGAGTCGGTCATACGTTGCTCCGGATGGAAAGATCGTCAGGGACGAAAAACAAAAGATCCGCCCGGGCGTCCTTCACGCAAATCGTGATCGTCCAAGCGGTGTGATGCGGCGGAGCCGCGAAGCGGGCTGATTGAGGGGCACCGATGACAGCACCCTGGCTGCGCATGGCGTCCAGGACATGGATCAGCGATGCGCCAGGAGCCCGAGCCCGGCTGGCTTGCTTCTGCCTTAACCTGGTGCTCATGAGTTCCAGCGTCATCTGGGATGGTGGCTTCGTCTGCACGATGGCCTCACAGTGGAACGGATCGGCAGGCCTTGCGACGTGCTTCCTCTGTGCGTTCGCCAGCGATGCTTTCCGGCCATGGAACTCGGCACAGATCGCGCAGCCTGTCGAAGTCGAAGAGCCCGTCTTCGCCTTCGGCAATCCCTGCCGCTTTCGGAGGGGGCTCGCGAGCTGGCGAGAGATCGTCAGTCATGGCAAGGGCCGTGAGAACGATGAAGGTGCTGGTGATGGCCAGAACGGCCAGCGCGGCCAGTACGAAGTTTGCGAGCTTCTTCATGCAGCCCTCACCGATATCTTGCACACACCGAACATGTCGAGTGCAGACGTGTGCACATCGAAAGAGGAGTGCGCGATGATGGTCAGGGTCAGCGGGACGCCGCTCTCGCGAGTGACTGTCAGCAGGAAAGCTTTCACGCTGTCACCTCCTGCACTACAGCGCAGCCAAAGAGGTCAGCGATAGCCCGGTAATCCTTCTCGTTGATTTCGAAGGCTGCGGACCCGATCCAGAGCGACCATTGGTTTTGTGCCTTCTGCAGGCGGCATCGGCCCGAGGTGTGCGAGATCGCGTAGGCCACAGGCGTCGGGGTCTGGTCGCCGCGCTGGAAGAACAGGTGGGCGGCGCAAGATTGTCCATCAGTCCAGACGTTGAGCTTTACGTTACGCACGGGCGTTGTAAAGGTCTGTCGTTGGATGGTCTTGATGGCGGGATAGCTCATGCCTTCCTCGCTTTCGTCCAGGTGCAAGGAAAAGCTAAGAAGCGCCGGTCGCTGTTGTCGGGGAGAAGTCTGTCGCTCGCGCTGGTGATAAAGACGATCTTGCGCGCTTGCTTCTCCGCTGCCTTCTGGCAGCTCACGCAATGGCCGTACTGCGTCAAGGCCTTGGCCGTGGTCTGCTTGCCGCATCCGCACTTGTGGCGCACGTGCGAGACGTGAAGGGTCTTATTGGTGACGGCGCGGAAGCGTGCCTCCGATTCCGGGGCGAGGTGGAAGAGGCTCACTTGGCGCCTCGCTTGGTGCCGGTCGCAGCGATTGATTGCGCTTCAGCAGGAGTGTGGCCAAGTGGCCATTCCCGGCGCATGAGGTTTTCCCCTTCGAACCGATTTTTTGTCAGCCCGTTGTCAGTAGGCAAGTTAGATTTTTGTCTACGCGTTACATTCGTGTTCTTGATACGCAGGAAGGACATATCCGCTCCAGTCGGGGTGATATTGGAGCGGATTTAACCACAGGTTAATTATGAGCGTCAACCTGTGGTTAAAATGGTTCGGTAAATCAACTAAAATATGACGGGTACTCGGGTCGCTTGATGCGCCTGGGTGTCGAAACTGCCGATAGGAATTGAAAAGATGGAAACAGTGGACGTGGCACGCCAGCTGGAGGAGTTGGCGGCGGCCTTTGAGCGGATGCGCCCCGAGGCGAGGGAAATTGTTCTTCGGCTGGCTGAGAGGTATGCCAGGGAATTCCCAGCTGATAAACCGGCTCAGCCGCCTAGACTACGACTTGTTGCGAAAGGGAGTGGATTCTAGATTTTCCGCTTTCGGAGCGGCATCTGCTGCGGTTCGGATAAGTGCTCGCCCCATCTCACTAGCTTCTCGATACAGCGTAAGTAGCCGAATCTCGTCGGCATCGGCATAGATGAGGGCGAGATTCTGGCCACTCTCATCATTCGCGGGCTCTGCCCCGATTAGGACATCGATGGAGATTCCCAGCGCGCGAGCGGCATCCTGCGCGCTCTTGCGCGAAATCTTTCCTGTGCTGATCCATTTGGACACGGCTGTGTCGGAAACGTTGGCTTGCTCTGCGAGCCAGCCTTGCGACCTGCCGAGTTCCTTTAGGCGTGAACGGATCTTGTCGCCGAGAGTGCTTTTCATGTGCCAGATTTTCAGTAAAACATTAACCGCCTTCAACCAACCCTAGCTTTACTTTGAATTTAACCTGCGGTTAAAATGCGCCGCATGGACAAAGACCCTATCCCGGTAATTGAGTTGGTGATCGCCCATCTTGGCGGCTCGCCATCTTCGCTTGCGCAGATTTGTGAAGTCTCTGCCGCAGCGGTATCCCGCTGGCGTCGCCGCAAGCTCATCCCTCCAGGCCGCTGCGCGACCATCGAGAGTGCGACCGGAGGCCAGTTCACTTGCGAGATGCTCCGCCCGGACTTCTTTGGCGTCTCACATGCCACGCCATCAGGCCAGGATGCGATGTCATCAGCGCTTCGCCAACAGCAATTACCGATAAGTGATCTCCCACTCTCAGGTCGGCAGCGATGAGTTTGAAAAGTGCGCTGACGCTGCTTTGCGAGCTGCCCACGAACGCGACGGCCGTATCTGAGACAAACACAGCTTCGCTTTCACTGAGGGCTTTCCGAATAGAGGCATTGGTCACCTGAGCAACCGCAGCTAGATGTTGACGCGAGAGCTTCGCGGCGAAGTGAATGAGGACTATGTAGTTGGAAGTTTTCATGCTTTGGCCTTGGAGGTGTTTTTCTGATGGCTGAAGCATATGCAGATGAGATTTTTACTGTAACCACAACCGAAGGGGAACTTGTGTGAATTTACGCCAGGCACATCAAAAGATGATCGATGCTTTCCCAGGGGGATGGGACACGATGGCAACTGCGCTGGGTATGACCCGCGACGCGCTCTCCAACCGGGTCTATGAGCGAAAGGGCCAAGCCGTGCGGACCCAGCACTCGCTGGAAATGCAAAGTTTCACGGGGACCTCATTCTTCGCCCAAGCCATTGCAACGATCAGCGGAGGCGTCTTCGTGAAGCTGGCTGATCCGGGGAGCGTGAACCGCGAGGATCTGCATTCGAAATTTCAGGAGCTCTGGTCGGAGGTCGGTGAATTGTCTCGGGCCTATACGGCGTACACCGATGACGATCATATCGACGCCCGCGAGCGTGCTGACCTCGAAAGGATCTCCGATGAGATTCAGCGCACGATGCAGGAATTGATGGCGTTGATGTTCCAGATTTTCTGCAAGACCGAATAAGGGAAGTCGAGTGCTGCATAACGATTTCTCGCGGGTGCCGCCGGAGCTGAAGTCACGTAAGCAGTGGCTGATCTGGCGGTACGAGCCGCACAAAGACCCTCAAAAGAAGCCCCTGAAAGTCCCGTATTGGGTGTCGGGGAAGAAACGTCACGGCATCCAGGGTGATGACCGTGATCGCGCCATGCTGGCGACATTCGATACAGCATTGAGCGCAGCGATGCTCGGAGACTACACCGGATTGGGCTTCGCCTTCCTCCCGGATGATGGCCTGGTGGGTATCGATATCGACAAGTGTGTCGATGGCGATGGTGTCATCAGCGATCTGGCCAGCGAAGTGCTGGCGCTCTGTCCGAGTTATGCGGAACGTTCACCATCCGGGACCGGCTTCCATATCATCTGCACCGGTAGTACCGAAACCTTCAAATCGAACGCCGTGGGTCTGGAGGTTTTCTGTGGCAGTCAGTTTTTCACAGTAAGCGGCGACTCCCTCTCGGCTGATGTGATCGATCTTCAGGCGATCTCGGACGCCGCACTGGTGAGACTGCGCGAGCTGGTACGCCCGGCAAAGGTAGCCGCCAAGCCGGTACCGCCTGCCGGCAATAGCTCCGACCGCGCTCGCCTGGAATCGGCGCTTGCCTTTGTTTCGGCCGATGGCTATGACCAGTGGATTCGAGTGGGGATGGCCATCTTCAGTGCTCTGGGTGAGCCAGGCTTTGCAGTTTGGAATTACTGGTCCTCGAAGTCGGAGAGTTACGACGGGGAGGAGAGCTGCCGTAAGCACTGGAAGTCCTTCGGGACACGTGGCTCCCAGATTACCGACTCTACCGTTTATCGACTGGCTATGGATGCGGGGTGGAAGCCGCCCAAGAGCGCCCATGCAGCACCTAAGCCTGTGAAAGCGAAGCCGAAGGACCCCGCCGTGGCGGAGGTGCCAGTTGAATCCGCTGCTGAAGATGATGGCCCGCCGGAAGATTTCGATGCCGGTGCTCCTCCGGTGGAAGGGGGGGAGGGGGCGGCAGTCAAAGGTAAGAAAGGGAAGGTGCGACCACCGGGCTTCTGGGAAACCATTGATTACCTGCTTGAGAATTTTGTCCTGTTGTACGGCACCGGCACTGCGTGGGATCGGGTGAACAAGCTACAGATCAAAGTCCCTGATATGCGCCTCGCCTATGGCTCTGATCAGGTGAAGTTCTGGCTTGGGAATGGCGACCGCAAGATGGTCAACGCATGCAACCTTGTCTTCGATCCGACAGAGACGGTCGATCTGGAAACCCACGTCAATATGTATGAAGGCTTCGAGATAAAGCCGGTGCAGGGTGAGTGTGGACTGATCCTGGAATTGCTCGCACACCTCTGCGATGGTGAGGAGCAGATGTTGGACTGGGTGCTGAAGTGGATTGCCTATCCCCTGCAGCACCCCGGCGCCAAGATGGCCAGCTCGATCATCATGCATGGAGATGAGGGCTCAGGTAAGAACCTGTTCTGGGAGCGAGTAGTACGCAAGATCTACGGCCAGTACTCCTGGGTCATCGGTAACGCGCAGATCGAATCGCAGTTCAATGAATGGGCCTCCCGCAAGTTGTTCCTGGTGTGCGATGAGGTGGTTACCCGGAACGAGTTGCGCCAGCTGAAGGGGAAGCTGAAGAACATGATCTCGGGTGACGAGATTCCTATCAATCCGAAGAACCTGCCAGAGCGATATGAGGCGAACCACATGAACTTTGTGTTTCTCTCAAACGAGCTCCAGCCCTTGGCATTGGACAAGACGGATCGGAGATATCTGGTGCTCTGGACTCCGCCCAAGCGTGATGAACAATTCTATCGAGCGGTCGCAGATCAGATCGATGATGGTGGGATCGAGGCGTTCTATCACTACCTGCTGCATGAGGTGGACTGCAGCGATTTTTCGCCACATACCAAGCCGCTCGATAACCGAGCCAAGCAAAACCTTATCTCGCTCGGGCTCTCGCAACCCGAATTGTTCTATCGCGAGTGGCAAGGGCGTGGATTGCCGCTGCCATTCATGACCTGCAGCTCGATGCAGCTTTACGCGGCATTCCAGCGATGGTGCCACTTGAATGGTGAGAGGTTCCCGCCTTCGCAAACGAAATTCGGGCGAACCATCGAGCGTATCGCAGGTGATGCGCTCAAGCGTACCAAGGTGAAGTACACCTTCGGCGCCGACGTGAAGCAGCGGACCGTCTACTTGGTCGGTAGTCCGCCCGAGGGGACGACGCTGGCGGACTACGTGCAGGCTGGATGCGATCTGTTTGAAAAGGATCTGCGCAAATACCGCCACGTGTACGACCGTCCAGATACCGAAGGTGAACAGTAAGCCTTCACATGCATGACAAGTATTCACATCCAGAAACCCGCGCCAATTGGGCCTTTGTGAACAGTATTAACAGTGTGAACGGTTTTAAAAGGGGCCTTCATGCGCGCGTGAGATAGGTATATCAAAACTGTCTTGGACCCTTTTTTAAACTATTCACACTATCAATACTATTCACAAAGTCAATAGATATAAGGGTTTCAGGCTGTTGATAGTTATGTGAATAGTATGAACAGTAAGGGCGGTGAGATGAAATCCAGAGATGCAATGCCAAAAGTTGCCGAATTCATCGACATGCTGCGAGAGGCTTTGGGAGCCGACTACATCAACGACATTCTGCGGCGGGGTGTTCGCGGTGAGCCGGTCTTCCATGCGACGGAGAACGGTCATGAGATTGGAACGCCGCTGGTACGCGGCAATACCGAAGTGAAATTTGATCAATACGGCAGGAGCTATGCCGTTCAACAGGATGGGGTAAAAGATGCTGGTAGCAATTGAGGTAAATGGTGGCGCGATTTTCCGTGACGTCGGCCACGCGCTGCATACAGCGTACCTGGTGATCGCCAATGAGCCGCGCCAAGGGTGCGTGACGCGCTCCTTGCTTCTGCAGGCGATGATGGTGGGGCGTAGCAAATTGACACCGGAGCAGGCGGAGTGGTTTGAAAGCCTGAAGGGCTCGCCGGCGGGAAGCATTGATTTCTCAGGGCTGAGCGATGATGAGATCCGTGCCCAATGCGCGATGGTGGTGGCAGCGGTGAATCACCATCTGCCGAGGATTGAGGCGATGGTTGTGCGTGCGCGTTTTGGCGCGACGGAGTATGAAGATGTCAATGGCGTCCGCCGGTATGCTTTCTCGCATGAGCGAGCTATGGCGATAAGAGAGCTCTCTGATTGGCTACGCCCATTTCTACATAACGTGCCGGTCATGGCGGTGGATGGTTTGTTGGCCCGCCAGTTTGCGAATCACATGAAGACTAAGGTCTCGGTACGGGACCTCGCGGCGGCATTTGGATGTTCGAAGTCCACTTACCATCGGGCGAGCGCGGTGGTGCGTGGTCATGTTCGCCAGTTGGAAGCGTCCGCACATCAGCGGCTGGCACGTCATTTTGTGGAGCAGGGGATCATCCCGCCTCGCGGGTAATTATCCACAGCCGGAAAAAGCTGTTGACGTGGCTGGGACAGTTGCCTTATATTTTCGCCACACTCGACGCAGTTGCGTTTAAAGCCCTGGAAAAGAAATTTTCCGGGGCTTTTTGCTTATTTGGCTTCATAGAAGGAAGGGCGAGGCGGCTGCCATATGCCGCCACCAGCGTGCAAACGTCTGCACAGGAGAATGCGATGTTTCGTTTCGATGTCCGGACTGATATTGGCAAGGCCGCCGCGCAGATGACGAAGCTGGCCTCGGGCGTGCGTGACAAGGCGACAACCCGTGCGATCAATAAGGTCGCGGCCCAAGGTAAGACTGCAGCGGCTCGGGAGATCAAGGATCAATACCAGATCAGCTCCCGCGTGATCAGCAAGAGCATCTCAATCCGCCGCGCTGGTCGGGGATCGCTGCAGGCGGTTGTCACAGCAGAAGGTAAGCCGCTGCCGATGATCGCCTTCAGCGCCCGCCAGTCCAAGGCCGGTGTCACGGTCAGGATCAAGGGGAAGACCATCACCGTCCCCCATGCCTTTATCCGGTCAATGCGATCCGGTCACCGTGGTGTGTTTGCCCGTGGTGGCTACAAGGGTTCGTTCCAGCAGACGGGCCAGGCGTTCGGCCGATTTAAGTTTGGTCGAGGTCGCCTGCCTATCGGTGAGCTCTTCACTGTTAGTGTGCCCAAGGGCTTCAGCAACAAGACCGTGCAGGACAAGGTGATGGCCAGGGTGCAGGAGCAGTTCCCCAAAGTCTTGGCCCAAGAGATCAACTACCTGTTGCTCAAAAAATAATCGGCCGGGTCCTCCCTGCGACCTGCGCGTACGGGCGTATGCATCGCGATTTTTCTCTACTTTTTGGCCGCCTAAGGGGGTCATATTTTCCATGCCCACACAGCAACAAATTGCCGACCATTTGGATCTGGATCAGTCGGCCGTAAGCCGTCTGCTCGAAAAACTGGGCGTGGCCTGGCAGACGGCGGACATGGATGAGATCCGCAAGGCGTATATCCGCCAGCTGCGCGCCCAGGCCGCCGGCCACAAGTCGGAAGACGGTCTCGATCTCGTGCGCGAGCGCGTGCTGACCGAGCGGGTGGACCGGGAACTGAAGCTGCTGCAGGTCGCCGAGAAGCGCGGTCTGCTGATCAACGTCGAGCAGCTGGAGGGGCAGTTAATGAACATGGTCGGGGCATTCCGCTCCGAGCTGCTGGCGCGCGACGACAAGCTGGCGTCCGAGCTGTCCACCTTGTATGAAGTGAATGTCGATGTCTCTCTCCTCAATGAACACACGTTTGCCGCCCTCGGCCAACTCGCCCGATACGACCCAAGCGGTGGGCGATTTGCTGACGCGCCTGGTGGCCACGCTGGTGCCGCCGGAGAAGTTGACGACGACCGAGTGGGCACGGCGCCATCGGGGGCTGTCGGCTAAGGCATCGGCTAAGCCTGGCCGGTACAACCCGGACATCACGCCCTGGGTGCATGGCATCCATGAGGCGCTGGACGATCCGACCGTCTTCAAGGTGGTCGCACAGAAATCGTCGCAGATCGCCTGGACCGATGGCGTTCTCAACAACTACCTGGGCAAGCGGATCGATATCGATCCGTGCCCGATCATCGTCATGTTCTCAAAGGACAAGGCGGCGAAGGAATACAACGACGAAAAGTTCGTGCCCATGGTCGAGGCTACGCCTCGGCTGATGGACAAGATCCCGGTCTCGAAGAAGCGAGACAAGGAAAACCGGGTGGACTTCAAGCAGTTCCCCGGAGGCTTCCTGAAGTTCGTCGGCTCGAACTCGCCGGCCTCGGTGAAGTCGACGCCTGCACCGGTGGTTGCGGTGGAAGAACCGGATGACTGTAACGACAACGTGAAGGAGCAGGGCGACACGATCTCTTCCCTAGAGGAGCGGACCAAGACCTTCGCGCGCCGAAAGATCATCTTCGGCGGCACGCCGACGATTGCCGGCGTCAGCAAGATCGAGCAGGCGTACCTGCTGTCTGACCAGCGCAAGTTCTTCATCCCTTGCCATGAGTGCGGCGAGGCCCATGTCCTGGAGTGGGAGAACGTGGTCTGGCTGGACAATCCCGAGATCCACCATGAGGTCTTCGGTCATGCGGTCCCGTCGTCGGCCCGGTATCGCTGCCCGCACTGTGGCGCCTTGTGGACCGATGCGGAGAAGAATCGCAACGTCCGCAAGGGCACGTGGCGCGCGACCGCTACCTTCCACGGTGTGGCCGGCTTCTGGCTGAACGAGGTGTATTCCCCGTTCCCAGGCTCGACCATGCCGCTCTTGGTGGAGAAGTTCTTGGCGGCGAAGCATGCGCTGGCGCAGGGCGACGACACGAAGATGCGCGTCTTCCGCAACAACACCGAGGGCAAGTCGTATGAATACGCCAGCGAGCTGCCAGATCTGGATGCGCTGAAGGACCGGGCCGAGGACTACGAGGAGTTGGTTGTCCCATGGGGCGGCCTGGTGGTCACGGCTGGTTGCGACGTGCAGCATGACCGGATCGCGGTGGTGATTCGCGTCTGGGGGCGCGGGGAGGAAAGCTGGCTGCTCTACTGGGGCGAGATCCACGGCAAGACTCTGATCCCGAATGAGGGCGCCTGGGTCGACCTGGATCAGTTGCTCTCCAAGCCGATCCCGCATGAAGGCGGCAGTCAGTTGTCGATTCGTGCAGTGTCCATCGACTCCTCGGATGGCCAGACTTCGGATGCGGTGTATGCGTTCGTTCGTGACCGGCTGAACCGTGGATATCTGGCCGTGAAGGGTGCCTCTTCCGATGATGGTCGGGAGATCTTCGCGCCGCCGCGTCCATCCATCGATACGAACCGGCAGAACAAGGCGGCGAAGTTTGGTGTGAAGCCGTTCATGGTCGGTACCGAGCGCGCAAAGGATCTGCTGCTGGGACAAGATTCCGGCGCCGGGCGGATTCGTCTGCAGGGCAAAGGGCCAGGGCGTATGCACTGGTACAAGGCTGTTCGTCCGGACTATTACGAGCAGATCACCAGCGAGGTCAAGGCACCTCACCGGACCCTGCGCAACAAGAAGGTGTGGCAGAAGAAGTCGGGCGTGCGCAACGAGGCGCTGGACTGCGAGGTGTACGCCCTGCATGCGGCAAGGTCGCTCAAGATCCATCTGTACAAGGAATCTCACTGGGCGATGTTGGAAGATGCTGTCCGACAGAAGGACATCTTCGAGGCGTCGGCTGCAGTGCCCACGGCGCAAGCCGCTGCCGCGCCGGCTCCGGCGAATCCGCAGGCGACCAAGAAGCCACGGTCATTTAATCTTCCCCGCCCTGGTGGTGGGTTCAAAGCATCGAGCTGGTAATCATGAATATTCCAACCGAACTCACGGCAGGCGATTCCCTCCAGTGGAAAGAGCCGGCGCTGGCTGTGCGCGGCACGGACTACAGCAGTGCTGCCTGGCTGTTGCAGTTTGCGCTGCGCGGCCCGACCAAGCTGGACCTTCAAGGTACGGCAGACGGGTCAGGCGGGTGGTCATTTGCACTGACCGCTGCCGCCAGTCAGGGCCTGCAGGCCGGACCCTACTGGTGGCAAGCGGTGCTGACCAAAGGCGCCGAGCGGGTGACCGCCGGTAGCGGTCAGGTGCAGGTGCTGGCGAATCTGGCAGCTATCACGGCGGACGGGTTCGATGGGCGCAGCATGGCGCAGCGTGCGCTGGCCGATGCTGAGAAGGCGCTGGCCGACCTGACCGCGAGCGGCCAGAGGACAAAGAAGTATGCAATCGGGCCACGCAACGCCGAGTATTTCACCGCCGCCGAGTTGATCGAGGCGGTGAACTACTGGCGTGGTCGGGTCCTGCGAGAGAAGGAAGAGAAGGCCGCTGCGACCGGTGGCCCGAACCCGAGAAACTACTATGTAAGGTTCACGTCATGACCTCGACTAGCTGGTACAACGAAGAGCGCGTGGCGCAACGAGGCTCGGTGGTATTGCGACAGTGGACCGCCGAGCGGGAGGCACAACGCAAGCGCGCAGCAGCGGCTGAAGCCCAGCGGATGTACGCCGGCGCCCAGTTCAATCGTCTCACGTCGGACTGGACAGCATTGAACACCACGGCCGACTCCGAGATCCTGACCAGTCTGCGCCTGCTGCGCGCTCGCTCGCGTGAGCTGGTGCGCGACAACGGGCACGCCAAGAATGCGATCCGGATCATCCAGAACAACGTGGTCGGCACTGGCGTAGGCTTCCAGGCACAGGTGGCAGACTCACGGGGAAAGCTCCTCACTTCCCTCAATGACGCCATCGAGGAAGAGTACGCGGAGTGGTGTGATGCAAAGATCTGCCATACGGGCGGCCTGCTCCATATGCCCGACCTGCTGCGCTTTGCCATTGGCCGCGTTGCGGAGGATGGCGAGGTGCTGGTGAGGAAGGTGCGCCAGCCCTTCGGTGGCGGCAAAGCACCGTTGGCGCTGGAGGTCCTGGAGGCAGATCGCCTGCTGGACAACTGGCAGACCGCGATGGCGCCGAACGGTAACGCTATCCGCATGGGCGTCGAGGTTGACCAGTGGGGCAGGCCGGCGGCTTACTGGCTGTACCCGTCGCACCCTGGCGACTTCCAATTCCGCACCTTCCAGGCCAGCAATTACATCCGGGTCCCGGCTGACGAAATCATCCATCTCTACCTGGTGGACCGCTGGCCGCAGACGCGCGGTGTGCCATGGATGCACACGGTGCTGCGCCGGCTGAACGACATGAAGGGCTATGGCGAGGCCGAGATTGTCGCTGCCCGCGCATCGGCGAACATCGTCGGCTTCATCAAGGCCCAAGAGAATCCTGTCCCCGATGATGTCGTTGCCAATCGTCAGGTGATGGATGCGGAGCCGGGCACCTTCCGTTACCTGGCGCCGGGCGAAGATTTCGTGGGTTTCAATCCGTCGCGGCCGAATGCAGCGCTGGAGCCGTTCATGCGGTTCATGCTGCGCGAGATCTCTGCCGGTATCGGAGTGAGCTACGAATCGCTCTCTCGTGATTACTCACAGAGCAACTACAGCAGCTCGCGCCTGTCGCTGCTGGATGACAGGGATCTGTGGCGGCTGCTCCAGGGCTGGCTGATCCGCAATCTCTGCAGCCCGATCAAGCGCGAGTGGCTCAATGCTGCAGTGTTGGCCGGCCAGGTGAACATTCCGGACTTCTACAGCAAGCAGCGCAAGTATCAGCGCGAGCGATGGAAGCCGCGCGGCTGGAGCTGGATCGATCCGACGAAGGAAGTGCTGGCGTACAAGATGGCCGTGCGTTCTGGCTTCATGTCAGCCAGCGATGTGATCGCGCAGACGAACGGCGGCGCCGACATCGAGGATACGTATCGCGCCCGCCGCGCCGAGCTCGACATGGCCGCCGACATGGACCTGGTCTTCGATACTGATCCGGCCAAGGTCGATGAGAAGGACAAGGCCGTGGCCGGTGCCGACGACCCGCCACCCGATCCCCCGGCAGAAGCCGGGGCAGAGGGGGAAGAGCCGGCCACCGGCGAAGACTGACCGCCAGCATCGGAAAACAACGAACCCGTCCAGGGATACCTGGGCGGGTTTTTCTTTTTGGAGTCGTGATGGGAACGAAAACGAGAAAACCGCCCGTGGTCGGCGCGTCGCAGCTGCGGCTGCTGACCCTGCGGGCAGATGGACCCTTGGCAGTGGATATGGAAGCGCGGACCGTGCGCTTCCCCTTCAGCTCGGAGGAACCCTGCGACATGTGGTACGGCACCGAGATCCTGAGTCATGCCCCCGGCGCCATGCGCACCGGTGTGCGCCAGGGCAGTATGCCGCTCCTCTTCAACCACAACCGCGACGACCTGCTGGGCATCGTGGAATCGCTCGAACTGGGCACGGACCGACGTGGCTATGTGACGGTCCGCTTCGGCAAGGATGAGCGCGGCGACTGGGCTTTGAACCAGTGCGACGACGGCATCCTGGTCAATGCCTCCTTTCAATACCGCGTCTTCAAATTCGAGGATGACGTGGAGAACGAAATCTATACGGCGACCGACTGGGAGCCGTACGAGATCTCGCTGGTAACGGTGCCTGCCGACCCGACTGTGGGTGTCGGTCGCAGTCTCAATGCCAGCGATCCCCGGGCTGCAGCGCAGACCCATCAATCCCAACCGGCCCCGGCCGACAACATGGAGCAACAAGATATGTACAAGCACCGTCACTCCCCGCGCGTTCTGCGCAACCAGGCGGACGATGGCGCGACCGGCGGAGGTGCCGGTGGCGTTGGCGTCGCTAACCCGGTCGACCATAGCGCAGCACGCAGCCAGGGCGCCGAAGAAGAGCGCAAGCGCATCGATGAGATCGACAGCATGTGCCGTCAGCACAGCGTGCCTGATGAGATCCGCCGTGGCTTGATCCAGAAGGGTGCCTCGATCTCGGAAGCGCGCGGCGCTGTCCTGGATCTGCAGCTCAAGAGCAAGGCTTCTCCCGTGGCCAACATGGGCGACGGCTACTCGCCGGACTTGACCGAGAAGGAAAAGGCCGGCTACTCGATGCTGCGCGCAATCAACGCTGTTCTGTCGAACGACTGGAAGAAGGCAGGCTTCGAACTGGAAGTCTCGACCGACATCAGCAAGCGCATGGGCAAGCCGACCAGTGGTTTCTTCATGCCGACCAACGTTCCTTTCGCGCAGCGTGCGCAGTATGCGGCTGGTGCTGCAGCTACTGGCGGCGTGATGGTTGCCACCAACCTGCTGTCTGGCAGCTTCATCGACATCCTGCGCAACCGCGCCCGTGTGTTCCAGCTCGGCGCCACCATCCTGTCCGGCCTGGTGGGCAACGTGGATATCCCGCGCCAGAACGGCGCGTCCAGCACTTTCTGGGTGACGGAAGGCGGCAACCTCACTGAGAGCGAGGCCACCTTCGACAAGGTGAGCCTCACCCTGAAGAGCCTGGGCACCTATTCGGCGATCACCCGCCAGATGCTGATCCAGGCCACGCCGGACATCGAGATGCTGGCCCGCGCGGACCTGATCGCGCAAATGGCGCTGGGCATCGACCTGGCCGCGCTGTCCGGTACCGGCACCGGTGGTATGCCGCTGGGCATCGCCAACATGTCCGGCATCGGCTCGGTGGTCGGTGGCACCAATGGTGCCCAGCTGACCATCGATCACCTGATCGACATGGAAACTGCCGTGGCGACCGCCAATGCCGATGTCGACTCGATGTCGTACCTGGCCAATGCCAAGTCGGTCGGCTGGCTCAAGAAGCTGAAAGCGACAACCGGCCAGTACCTGTGGACGAACAGCCCCGGCGGCCAGCGCTCGGGTACCCCTGGTGAAATCAACGGTTACCCGGTCGCACGTTCCAACCAGGTGCGTTCGAACCTGACCAAGGGCACTTCGGCCGGCGTCTGCTCCGAACTCTTCTTCGGCAACTGGTCCGAGCTGTTGATTGGTGAATGGGGCGCTCTGGAAATCATGCCCAACCCGTATGACAGCAATGCCTTCAAGCAGGGCGGCGTGCTGCTGCGCGCCATGCAGTCGGTCGATATCGCTGCCCGCCACGCCGCTAGCTTCTCCGTCATGTCGGACGCTCTGCCGCAGTAATCGGCTGAGCTGAGTACCGCCGCCCGAGCACTGGGCGGCGTCCGTGCAGACGTCTGCACATCCATGAATCTCTGAAAGGAAAGCCAAAATGGCAGCCAAACGTTACATCGTCCGCGAAGGCTTCATCTATCGCACCACGGACGGCAAGGGCAGTGAAAAGGTCTACAGCGAAGGCGACATCATCACGCTGGAGCAGGAAGTCGGTGATGCCGCGCACCAGCTGGAGTATGCCGAGGACAAGGACCGCACTGCGGCCCTGAAGGCGGAAGAAGCGCGCAGCCGCGCCCTGAAGGTGGAGTTGCCGGCCGCTGCAGCAACCGCCTCCGTGGCACTGGATCACGAGGCACTGGCCACGGCAATCGCCCAGGGCATCGCCGCTGCGTTCCAGGCCCAGGAGGCCGCGGCCTCGGTGGACGCGTCCGCAGCTGGCTTGGATGACGCCAACAAGGCCGGCTGATGAAGCTGGCCGAAGACCTGACGACCTTCTTCCGGGACTTCGGCGAAAACGCTCACTGGCAACCGTCCACGGGTGGCCAGGCACTGGACGTTCTGGTTATCTTCGATAACCCGGATGATCTGGTGCTTGGCGACCAGGTGCTCGTGCAGAACACCTCGACCATCATGTATATCACCGGCTCGCTGCCGGGGTTGGTGGAAGAGGAGGTGCTGACGATCAACGGTGGCCAGTGGCGCGTGCTGCAGCCGCCGAAGGCTGTGGAAGACGGGAAGCTCACCGTTGCGCAGATCATCGAGGCCTGACCATGCATATCCGCAAGCAAATCCGCGAGAAGATCTATCAGCTCCTGGAGCCGCATCCCACGCTGTCCAATCTCTTCGAGGCCAGGACGAAGCCGCTCTCGAATCGGAAGCTTCCTTTTGTCAATGTGATCAACGGTACCGAGACGGCTGAGGATCTGAGCGACCAGTGGCAGGAGCTTCGCACCGTGATGTTCATGGTGCAGGTCTTCGCCCAGGATGGCCATGATGTGGTTGACCGGCTTGACGAACTGGCGGCGCCCATCGAGGCGCTACTGGCTGTTGATCAGCGCCTGGGTGGTTTGACGGTGGCCTTCCGCTACAAGGGGAGCGATCCGGACTACACCAGCGCGGCTTCCAATGAGGCGGCGCTGTTGACCATGAACTATGAGGCCAAGTACATCTGGGAGCCGCAGCCGGTCGCTGATGACCTGGAGGTGGTCTCGGTGGAGATCGATATGTCCTCGCCCCGCAACGATCCACCGCAGCCGGCAACGCCGGACGGCCAGATCGACGCATCCGCAAAAATCACCCTTCCTCAATAGGAGCAAAGTAATGAAAGTGATCTATCCCGTAGAAGGGAGGATCGTGCGCGACCCCGTGACCGGCCGTGAAGTGACTGCGGACGGTGTCCCCGTGGACGAGAACGATTCTTTCTGGCTGCGCCGCCTGGCCGATGGCGACGTGACCGATGAGAAGCCGAAGGCAGGCAAGACTGACGGCGGAGGTGCATGATGGGCGCAGCAGCTTCGATTTCCTTCAACCAGATCCCGGTCAACCTGCTGACCCCTGGTCAGTATGTCGAGTTCGACAACAGCAAGGCCATCAACGCGCCGGTCAACATGCCGCAGCGCATCCTGCTGATCGCGCAGTCGCTCGCCACTGGCATCGCGCCGGCCAACACCCCGTATCAGATTAGCGGTAAGGATGGTGGTGTTGCAGCGTTCGGTCGCGGTTCGATTGGCGCATCGATGGTGGGCAGTATCTTCGACGTGACCGATACCATCGAGACCTGGGTGGTTGCGGTGCCCGATAACGGCGCCGGCACGGCCGCGACGGGCACGGTCACCATCACCGGCGCAGCCACGCAGGGCGGCACGCTGAATCTGTACATCGGCGAAGATCTCGTGCAAGTTGCGGTTTCCACCACGGATACTCCGACGACCATTGCGACAGCACTGGCCGCAGCGATCAATGCGAATCCGGATCTGGTGGTCACAGCGACCAGCAACGTCGGTGTGGTGACCGTGACGGCGCGCCACAAGGGCACGCTGACGAACGATCTGATGATGCAGCTCAACTACTACCCGCTGATCCAGCAAACGCCGGCAGGTCTGGGCGTCGCACTGGCGCAGCTCTCGGGTGGTACGGCGGACCCCAGTATCGCGACGGCGCTCTCCAACATCGGCGCCACGCAATACAACAACATCATCATGGCCTTCAACGATGCGCCCAATCAGGCGTTGATGGAGACCGAGCTGAACAACCGCTGGGGACCGCTGCTCCAGAACGACGGCCATTGCCATATCGGCCTGCGCGGTACGGTCGGTTCCCTCAACTCGGCATTGAGTGCGCGCAACAACTCGCACATCACCACTTGGACCTGCGAGACCGGTGGCGAGCCTGGACCGGTCTGGGAGAAAGCCGCGCTGGCAGGAGCGACCGCCGCGTATTACCTGGCGATTGACCCGGCCCGCCCGCTGCAGACGCTGGCCTTGCCGAACCGCTTGCCGGCGCCGGCCAACAAGCGATTTACCCGCGCCGAGCGTAACAACATCCTGTCGTACGGCGGCGCTACCACGGTGGTCGACAATGGCGGCAACGTCGTGATCGAGCGGGCGGTGACGAACTACAAGACCAACGCGGCCGGCCTGGTTGACCCGAGCTATCGCGACGTGGAAACGATGTACACCCTGTCGCTGATGCGTTACCAGGTACGGGCACGTATCGCGCAGCGCTTCCCCCGCTACAAGCTGGCCAACGATGGCACGCAGGCAGCACCGGGCCAGGCGCTGGTCACGCCGCAGGACATCCGTGCCGAGCTGATCGCTCTGGCGCTGGATTGGGTGGATGCTGGGCTGATGGAAGATATCGATCAGTTCAAGTCCGACCTGCTGGTGGCACGCAACGGGTCCGACGTGAATCGCGTCGACGTGCGCCTGCCGCCCAACCTGGTCAATCAGTTCCGCATCTTTGCGGCGCAGATCCAGTTCCGTCTGTAACAGGAGAGAAACATGGCAGAAATGTATTTCGGACGCGCTTTCATCCGCGTCAATGGCGAAAGCATCGCCAGTCTGCCGGGTACCGCGAAGATCAACCCCGGCGGGGTTGAGCGTAGCCCGGTGGTCGGTGACTTCGGTTTTCTCGGCTGGACCGAGAAGCCGGTGCATAGCGAGATCGAATTCGATATCGCTGTGAGCGGCAGTACCGATATCGGTGCCATCAATGCCATCCAGAATGGCACGGTGGTCTTCAAATGCGATTCCGGGCAGCAGTACATTCAGCGTGGCGCCAGCCTCGCCACGCCGATCGGCCCGCAAGCCGGTGACGGCAAGGCATCGCTCAAATTCATTGGCGCACCTGCGGAGCAAGCATGACCAACCAGACCTATGAACCGTTCTATCCCGCCGCCTCTCTCGAAGCGGGTCCGGTAGTGCAGACGTCTGCACAAATGCCCTCGGCCACGCTGCCGGCGCCCGTTGCGGCGCCGGTCGGCGATGGGGCCGCTCCTTTGCCGCTGGACGGGCTGAAGGTGGATGCGGTTACCTACGCGCTGAAGGTGCCGATCCTGGCGCCGGACGGCTTCGAGATCAAGATCCTGAAGCTGCGGCGCCTGAAGGCCCGCGAGATGAAGGGCTTGAATCCGAGCCCGGCGGAAGGTCGTGTCGGCACCCAGTTGCAGCTGATCGCTGCCATGAACGGCTTGCCGCATGAGGTGCTGGACGACCTCGATGCGGTCGACGTGCTTGCGCTTCTCGGGGAGTCGGCGCCTTTTTTGGTCGGTGTCACTGGCGCGACGCCGTCGGCCTGATCGCCCACTTCTACCATTTCCCTCCGAGCGAGATCTGGGAGATGGACACGTGGGAACTTGACTTCTGGGTCGAGGAAGCAGAAAAGGTGATTGAAGCGCAACAGAGAAAGCCGGGAGCGTCTTGACGGTCGGGGCGTTCTTGTTAGAATGGGCCCATGGAAAAACCTGCTCAATCTAAGAAGGAAGTGCCCGGTCGCATGACAGGTCTGATTGGCCTGTCGATGTTCGGCATCGGTCTGATCGGACTGATACCGGCCTTGATCGGCCTGTTTATTCTTGGGGGAATCGTCTGGTACGGCGTGCCCTTCATGATCAAGCTCTTCGGCATTCTCTTCTCTTAAAGCAACAGCAGTTCGACAAGCCCCGCCCGGGAAACCTGGCGGGGCTTTTCTTTTGCCCGCGAGATTCGTATGGGAACTCAACAAACAAAATCCGAACTGGTGATCTCGGCCATCGACAAGGCCTCGGCCACGTTGAACGAGATCGGCACCAAGCTGGAGGGATTGATCAAGCCTGCCGGCGATCTGCATGCATCGCTGGGCAAGCTGTACGACGCCACAGGGCTCGGCAAGGTGAAGTCGGCAGTAGGAGCGTTGTCAAAGTCCTTGGTGGGCTTGGCCGCGACCACGGTCGGTATCGGCGGCGTGTATGCCGGCACCGTGGGCGAGATCCTGCACTTCGGCATCGCTGCGGCAGAGGCCGCCGATAGCGTCGGAGATCTGGCCGAGAAATACCAGATCAACGCGCAGAAGCTACAGGTCTTCGGCGAGCTGGTGAAGGAGGACGGCGGCACGATGGAGGATGCCGCAGCCGCCATGGGCAAGCTGAAGAAAGCCATGGGCCTGGCGTTGTCCGGTGGGAAAGAGCAGCAGCAGGCATTTGCTGGCGTCGGGATCTCGATGGCCCAGCTCAAGGGCCTGAAGCCAGAGGAAGTGATCGAGCGTATGGCCGATGCCTTCAAGGGCTCCAACAAAGACATCGCAAAGCAGGCCGTGCTGCTGGAGCTGATGGGCAAGAGCGGCGAGATCATGATGGGCACCATGAACCGCGGTGCCGATGGTATCCGCCAGAAGTATGAGCAGATGACGGCGGACGGTCGGATCTTCACCGACGACCAGCTGCAGCAGGCTGATTCGTTCGACAAGATGTGGAAGCGGCTCCAGGGCACCTTCGAGGGCATCAAGAACTTCCTCGGCCTGAAGTTGGCCGAGAAGATCCAGCCCATGTTCGAGAACATCCAGAAATGGACGGTGGCCAACCGGGGTCTGATCGAGAGCAAGTTCGACGCCTTCCTGGAGAAGCTACCGGCCATCATCGATATCGGCGTGCAGTTTTTCCAGGGTCTCTGGCAGGTGGCACAGAAGGTGGGCTCGGTCTTCAAGGCAATGAATAGTGCCTTCGGGCCAACCGTGTCCACACTCATCATGCTCGGCGGGCTGATGTCGCCGGTGCTGCTGGCTTTCGGGCAGCTGGGCTGGGCGCTCGGCGTGGCCACGGTGAAGCTGAGCGTCTTCGCGTGGACGATGTTGCCGGCAGCGATGAGCGGGCTGCAGGCGCTGTGGGGCGTGATGCTGGCCAACCCTATCGGCCTGCTGATCGCGGGGATCGTGGCCTTCGGTGTGATCGTCTACAAGAACTGGGACAACATCGTCTCCTACGTCGGTGGCGCCTGGGATCGGATAAAGAGCGTCTTCAATGTCGGGTTCTTCGACGGCCTGATCCAGGTATGGCTGGAGAGCTGGCAAGGCCTTGCCAACGGCATCCTGGGGATCATCAAGACCATTCTCCCGGACAAGCTGATGCCGGACGCAATGAAGGATTTCAAATTCTCGTTCGCCACCGACCGGGCCAACAACCTCACAGCCGCAAAGGCCGCCAGCGCAGGGAAGACCGAGGTCGGCGGCACGCTGAAGATCCAGGTGGAGGGCGCGGGCGCGAAGGTGACCGAGCTGACGCGCGCTGGCAATGCGATGGACATTGATGTCACGGCCGGCCTGGCCATGATGTAAAGGAGAGACGCATGGCATGGCGAGACAACCTGCGCCAGGCGAGTTTTCGTGGCGTGAAGTTCAACGTCGATAGCTCTGGCCTGAGTATCGGCCGGCGCATCGCCCGGCATGAGTATCCGCAGCGTGATATTCCCTATCCGGAGGATATGGGCCGGCGAGCCCGAGAGTACAAGGTCGAGGCCTTTGTCCTGGGCGATCCGGCCGGCGACAACGACTACATGGTGCCCCGTGATGCGCTGATCGAGGCCATCGAGAAGGCTGGCCCCGGCCAGCTGGTTCATCCTTACTACGGCACTGTCGCGGTGACCGTGTTCGGCGAGGTGACGCTTTCTGAGTCCACCCGCGAGGGTGGTATGGCGAAGTTCACCATCACCTTCCTGGAGGCCGGTAAGCAGGAGGAGCCGAAGACATCGGACGATACCGAGGCCAAGTTGGCAGACCAGGTGAACGCCTGTGATGCCTCCTTCGCCAAGGATTTTTCGGACAAGTTCTCCGTGGATGGACTCCCGGACTTTGCGGTCGATGACGCACTCGGCCAGGTCGATGATTTGATGGCGTTGCCGGATGTCGACCTTGGCGCGCTGGACTGGATCAGGGCCGACCCCACGTCGGTGCTGACGTCGCTGTTGCCGGAAAACCTGCGCAACAGCCTGGACGCACCGCTCTCTTTGGCGCAGGGAGTGCTCGGCCTGATTGGCGGTGCGCAGAAGTGGCTCTCGTTCTTCAACTTTTCGGAAGGGCTGGCCGAGTCAGCCTCGGCAGTCACTGCCACCACGGCTTCCCGGATCGCAGTGGTGAACAATCAGACGGCCTTCAGCGACCTGGTGCGCGGTGGAGCAACATCCAATCGCATCTATGAGCTGGCCACCACACAGCCGGCCACGACCGTCGAGGCGCAGGCCTTGCGCTCGGAGATCGTCCAGCGCGCGGACGACATTCTGTTCTCTGACAAGGTGAGCCAAGCCACCAGTCAGGCGGTGGTACAGCTGCGCACAGTGGCACTCCAGCACCTCGCTAGCAACACGGTGGCGCTGCCGAGTCTCGTGTCCGTGACGCAGCAGCAGGTGCGGCCGGCCGTCGTGCTGGCCCATGACTTCTACGGGGATGCTTGGTATGCGCAGGGCAGGGCGGATGACCTGGTGAGTCGCAACTCGGTCGCGCATCCTGGCTTCGTTCCTGCTGGCCAGCCCCTTCAATTTGTTTCGGAGTGACGATGGCGGATTCGAACTTGCTCACCCTGCGGGTGGGCGGCCAGATCTATGGCGGATGGAAGGCTGTCTCGGTGCGGACGAGCATCGAGCAGCTGGCCGGTAACTTTGAGCTGGCGCTCACCGAGCGCTGGCCAGAACAACCGGTGGACTGGGTGATCGCTCCTGGAGAACTTTGCGAGATCCTGATCGGGGACGACGTGGTGATCACCGGGTATGTCGACGTGGTGGCGGTGACCTATGACCAGAACAGCCATGAGATCAAGGTGACCGGCCGAGACAAGGCTGGCGACCTGGTGGACTGCTCGGCGCCGACCACGTCATTCGCTGGCCAGACGCTGGAGCAGATCGCCGAGGCGCTTTGCAAGCCTTTTGGTATCACCGTTTTCGATGAAACGGTGAACGGCAAAAGGCTCTCCACCAAACAGAAGAAAGCCGGGAAGAAGGGAACACCGCCGAAGAAGACCCGGGTGAGCGGCAAGGTTCCACGCCAGGCGTGCCAGGCCGGTGAGACGGTCTTCCGGACGCTGGACAAGCTGGCCAGGGGCGAGGGCGTGTTGTTCGTGTCCGACCGCGAAGGGGGCTTGGTCATCACGCGAGCAGGCTTGGGTGGTGACTGTGAGACCGTCCTGCAGCACGGCAAGAACATCCTGCAGGCCTCTTTCGAGAATAGCCATGCCGCACTCTTCAGCGAGATCACGGTCCAGGGCCAGACTGGAGCGCCCGGTGCGGACCGGTTCGATGTCGTGCATTCCGCGCCGAAGGGCACGATCAAGCGGGCGCCTTCCAGCAAGACAGGAAACAGCCAGATCGGCCGATATCGGCCGCTGATCATCGTGGCTGAGACGCAGGCAGATGCCGCGCGATGCCAGAAGCGCGCCGAGTGGGAAGCCTCCAACCGGGAGGCGAAGGCGCGCAAGGTGACCGTGACGGTGCAGGGATGGCGCGAGGAGGCCACTGGCGACCTGTGGGAGATCAACAAGATGGTCCGGATTCGTTGCCCCTGGATGCGCCTGGATGACTGGTGGTTGATCTCTTCGGCCGCGTTCAAGCTCGATGAAGGCGGCTCCACCACGGTGCTGCAGCTAGTGTCGCGCAATGCCTTTGATCAGTTGCCCGAGATCCCGGAGCCCTCTGGAGTGGCGGGGGCAGGTCGATTCAACGTATTGGGGAAATGATGGATATCTTGGCATTAGTCAGAGAAGCAACCGCCGACATGAAGGGAAAGATCAACCTCATGCTGGGCAGGGGCATCGTCAGCAAGGCCAACGATGGCAGCGCGATTCAGCTCATTCGCGGCAAGTTGATGGACGGCGAAGATTATGACCAGATGGAGCGCGTGCAGCAGTACGGCCTCACCTCGGTACCGAAGCCTGGTGCAGAGTTCCTATCGACCTTCATTGGCGGCAACCGGGACCACTCGGTGATTGTGGCGGTGGACGACCGGCGTTATCGCTTGCGTGGTCTGAAGGACGGTGAGGTGGCGATCTACGACGACCAGGGTCAGAAGGTTCACCTCACTCGCACCGGCATCGTGATCGACGGAGGTAATAAGCCGATCACGATTCAGAACACGCCCGAGGTCGATATGAATACGCTCCTGGTCAAGATGTCCGGAGACCTCAAGGTAGCCGGCAACATCTCTGCAGACGGCGATATCAGCGATCACGGGAACAAGAAGATGTCCGCGATGCGAACGGTCTACGACGACCACGATCATGCCAATCCGGAAGGCGGCCGCGTCGGAAAGGACCAGGTGAAGATGTAATGGACATCGAGATCTTTTGGGACGCCGCCAATCATCGCGGCGATATCGCTGTGCTCAATGGCGACCTGGCCACGGATCATGACATCAAGACAGCAATCCTGATCTCGCTCTTTAGCGACCGGCGTGCGGAGGATGACGACCCATTGCCTGACGCCAGCTCGTCGAAGCGCGGCTGGTGGGGTGACGCCCTGGGCGGTGCCGGCGAAGGGCGGCGCATAGGCTCGCGCCTCTGGTTGCTGGCGCGGGAAAAGCAGCTGGCTGAGGTGGTAGCGAAGGCGACGGAATACGGGCAGGAGGCACTGCTCTGGCTCGTCCAGGACGGCGTTGTAGATTCCGTCCAGGTCGACGCGCAGATCGTGCGCCAGGGATGGCTCGGTCTCGCAGTCACGGTCACTCGGCCGAAGAAGGCGCCGGCCAAGTATCGCTTCGACTTCGCCTGGTCGAATATCAATCAAGGGAGGATGTAATGCCATTTGACAGGCCAACTCTGAGGGAGCTGGTAACGCGAGCGTTTGCCGATATCAATGGCCGGCTCACCGGTGCCGAGGCCCGGCTTTCGGTGGCCACGCTCAACGTGCTGGCCGTGGTGCAATCCGGTGCGGTCGACGGGCTGCATGGCCATCTGGACTGGCTCGCGGACCAGCTGATGATCGACCGCTGTGATGAGGATCACCTCGCACGATACGCCAGTATCTGGAAGGTGCCGAGAAAGGCGGCGGCACCGTCAGCCGGCTTCGCCTCGGTGAACGCCTTTGCGGCTTTGATTGTGCCGGCCGGGACGCTGATTCAGCGTCAGGATGGGGTGCAGTACAAGACCTCTGCTGCGACCAATCTGGCCGTGGGCGCCGGGTCACTTCCGCTCGTTGCCGTGGTGGCAGGGACGGCAGGGAATACGGCGGCAGGCGTGGGACTCAAACTCGTCACGCCCATCGATGGCCTGGATAGCAGCATGACCGTGGGCCCTGCCGGAATCACCGATGGCACCGAGCAGGAAACGGTCGATGCCTGGCGTGCTCGCTTGCTGGAGCGCATTCAGCAGCCACCGAACGGCGGGACCAAATCGGACTATGAGGCCTGGGCCCTGGAGGTGCAGGGCGTTACGCGGGCATGGGTTTATCCGGCCGAGATGGGTGCCGGCACCGTGACGGTACGCTTCATGCGCGATAACGATGCGGTGCCGATTCCTGATGCTGCAGCCGTAGAGGCGGTGAAGGCTTATCTGGATACGAAGAAGCCGGTCACGGCGGAGTTGTATGTGGCTGCGCCGACCGGGGTGCCGATCAATTTCGTGTTCACTCAATTGAGCCCGAATACGCCTGCTACGCGTGAGGCGATCCGGGCCGAGCTGGCCGATCTGTTGCGGCGAGAGGCAATCCCAGGAGGTACGGCCAAACTGTCGCATATCCGGGCGGCCATTAGCTCAGCTGCAGGCGAGGATGACTACGCACTGGCAACGCCGGCGGCGGATGTGATCAACCCTGTAGGAAGCATCGCCACGTTGGGGGTGATCACATGGCCATGACCGCAGAACATTACCAGGCGCAATTGCTGGAGCTACTGCCGTCTGGCGCTGTATGGCCACGCGATCTGGATACCGGCCTGGCCAAGCTGCTCTTGGCTAAGGCGGATGAGCTGGCCAGGGTGGACGGCCGGGCAGACCAACTGATCGAGGAGGCCGACCCTCGCACCACATCGGAGCTTCTGGCGGACTGGGAGCGCGTCGCAGGTCTGCCCGATGAGTGTATGGACCTGGCGCCAACGCCCGACGAGCGGCGCCAGCGATTGCACCAGAAGCTGGCGTGGCAGGGTGGCCAGTCGGTCGCCTTTTTCATCAGTCTGCTCGAGGCGCTGGGCTATCCCGGTTGCACGATTACAGAGTTTCGACCGTTTCGAGCGAACTCCAAGTGCAACGCTTCGCTGAATCAAGGCGGATGGCGGTTTGCCTGGCGCATCAATGTGCCGGGTTCTGTGACCGTTCGCACCATGACTGCGACGAGTCCCTGCAACGTCCCGATTCGTCGTTGGGGCGATTCCTCTCTGGCTTGCATTCTGGCGCGGTACCGGCCCGCGCATACCGTTTTGTATATTTCTTATGGAGCTGCAGCATGAAAAGAATTTCTACGGCCACGAAGGTCGTCGACAAGTTCGGGCCCGGTAAGCCGGGATTCACTAACGGCAATGCGGTCACTGGCTTGCCCGCGACCGATCTCGAGAGTGACTGGTTTGACCATGTGCAAGAGGAGCATGCCACCATCGTGGAGGAGGGCGGTGGTGTTGTGGATGGTAGCTCCACCTCGCAGGTCTTGGATTCTCTGCAGGCGATGTTCGGTGGAGCGATTGGCGCTGCAACGAATCTTCGCGCTGTGCAGGCCGCAGCAGCTTCAACGCTCGCCTGGACGGCTGATGCGGTTGTCGTGAAGGCCGCTCTGGCCGGCCGGACGTATGTCCTCACCGCATTTAATCAAACGGTCGATCTGACGAAGGTTGGCGTCGGTGGCATGGACGTTGGTGCTGCTCCGAGCAACGGATACGTCGGTATCTACGCAATCGCTAATCCCAAGACAGGGTTGCGAAACATCATCGCTGTGAACGCTACGGCGGCGAGGGCGCCCGAAATCTATGGCGGTGCAAACATGCCGGCCGGCTATACCCACTCTGCTCTGATCGGAGTCTGGCCCACCGATGCCACGGGTAAGCTTAAGATTGGTGGCCAAAATGGACGTAGGGTTGCATTTCCGTCTGTCTCTGTCCTGAGTACCACCGTCTCCGTGGGAAGTCGGACGGCGCTCTCCATCGCCAGCGCAGTTCCGAAGAACGCGCGCCAGACGCGAGGCAATATGAGTCTCGGCAATGGCACCAATGTATCCCAAGATACAAACATGAATTTATCTTCGGACGCCTCGGGCTCATGTGCCGTGGCCGCGCAGGTGGCGCTTACATCAGCGTCCGGCACTGGCGTGACGGAGACATTCGACAATCTGGAGATCTTTGTTGAACAAACGATTTATTACCAGCTGATCACCAGTTCTGGATCGCCGTCTTATACGGTATCGATCAATGGTTATTCTTTCTGAGGGACATATGGCATCTATCCACGTTCAATTTGAAGACGAGAGCGAGCAACGAGTGGTAGCAGTGTTTGGTTCCGAGCAACAGTCGGACGTATATCCGAACCAAGCTGTGATCGAAACCACCGATCTACGCTACATCGAGTTCTACGAGTCCTTTCCCGTATTCATGCGCGCCACGTTGCCTGCGCCCTAACAGCCAAGCAAACTGCCGTATTTCCCTAGAGCTGTGCAGACGTCTGCACAGCGACTTATCACGCCACTTGATCCTTTGGGCGCTTAATTGCAGATGGGGGCCAACGATGCAAAAGAGGTGCTCCGGGAAGGACGTATCTGATCATAAGGATCGGAAAAGTGATTCCTACGGATATCTCCGCCGATAAATGGGGAATGGCATCTTTTACGCCGTTTACGTCCAGCAGAAATTTTGTGATAGCCATGGGGGGGATGTGGAAAAGAAATATAGCCATGCTATTACGTCCACAATAAGACAGAGCGATGCCGACTTTTGAATCTGAACGAATAGAGCCGGCCGCTAGGCAAGAAAGTGTAATCCCGATTGCAGCTAGAGTAAGTGACTTTGTTGCTCGGGCGATCTCTCCTGAGAATTTGGTAAGTATCCCGAAGTTGAAGAGAATGAAAAACGCGCCAGCGATCCAGGCAAGTTCTTTAATAACCGTGTTGTCTGAACTCCATAGATGAACTCGGCCAAGATAGACGCCAGCTGTGAAAAAGATTAACGAGTCGGAAAATTGCCTCGTCGTTCCAGGTGGGAACAGGTTTGAAGCAACAAAGAGTGTAGCAGCGGCTATGAATAAGAGAAGTTGAGGCTTCAGTCGCGGCGCCGCTACATTCACCAGAACGAATGCGCAGAAGCATGCGAGCAGGATATAAAGGAACCAGTAATGATAGATCGGGGCGTAGGCAATCTGGGCTATACGATGTAGCCCGACAAAATCTGAAAAGGATGTGATCCTGCCGAGTAGGTATCGGTAACTCCCTTCGAACAGGGACCAGATCAGATAGGGGTACAAAATCGTTTGAAGTTTATCAATTGCGAACTGCCGGACTCCGTGCTTCCTGAGGCTGCTCTCAGCAAACAGCCCAGCCAAGACAAAGAAGAGTGGCATGTGAAAACTATAAATACCAGCTGAAAGGATATTGGCTGCTTTGTTCGAGTAAAGGTATTGAGAGGAGTGTCCAACCACCACAAGAAGAATCCCAAGCCCTTTCGCTTTATCCACCCATTGCGTTCTTTGCACAGTCAGCCTCATTAATATTTTCGCCGAAGTATATCAAGTTGCTTGACTGATATTTACATCGTGCGTGAATGTGCAAACGGATGCATCTATTGTTTTCATCAACACCCGTCCATTTGGCGGGTTTTTTTTTGGGGAAGTAAATGCCAGAACCAACAACAGGGGCAGTGATCGGCGCCGGCTCGGGGGCGTTTGCCGTCGGCACCATCACCATTACAGGGTCATTCCTGGGACTGCAGTACGAGATGCTGCTGGCAGGGCTGGCCGGTGGCCTGGCCATGCTCTCCAGTATGCCTCCAGTATCCCGCCCTCGGGCGGTCATGATCCTGATCGCCAGCGCGCTCATGGGAGGCTACGTCGGCCCCATGCTGCACGCCTGGGCAATCCAGTCGGATGCGTTCGCCTGGTCCGGGAAATACTCCGAGGCCACGCGCCTCTGCAGCGGCTTCCTGATCGGGGCAAGTTCGCAGACGGTCATTCCGCTGGCACTGGGGTGGATGCGTACCAAATTCGGAGGGGGCAATATCAACCAGGAGCCATCCAAATGATCAAGATCCTGCTCGCTACCGACTACCTGCTGGTCGTCAACTTCCTGGCCAGCCTCGCGCTCTTCCTCCACTGCGTCTTCGCGCTGAACCGAATGAACCATCGAAGCAATCACCTGGTGCGTGCGTGGTACGTCATCTCGGCCGTGGGCGCATTCGGGGTGATCACCGGCCCGCTGTATGGCTACATCAGCCCGCAGCCGGCCGAGGTGATCTCGAACGTCGGGGTGGCCGGCCTGTTGGCCGGTGGGTGGATCTATCGCAACCGTCGTTCAACCGATATCGGAGAGCCAAGATGATACTCACGCTTGCCCAGCTCCAACGCATCATGCCCGCTTCCACGCGGGCATCGTTGTTTTTGGCGCCCCTCAACGCAGCCATGCAGGAATTCGGGATCGATACGCGCCTGCGCATGGCGGCCTTCCTGTCACAGATCGGCCACGAGTCGGGCCAGTTCCACTTCATGGAGGAGCTGGCCAGCGGCGCCGCCTATGACAACCGGGCAGATCTCGGAAACACCAATCCGGAGGCGATCCGGATCGCGGCTGCTCACGGCTCAACGCCGGGCCGCTTCTGGAAAGGGCACGGCCCGATCCAGATCACCGGCTACCACAACCACCTGGCCGCGATGCTGGCGCTGCACGTGGATTGCGTGGAGCAGCCGCGACTGCTGTGCGAGCCGGTCCACGGGTGTCGCGCTGCTGGCTGGTTCTGGTCGGTCAACGGCCTGGCCAAGTGGGCGGATGCCGGCGACATCGATGGCGTGAGCGACCTAGTCAACCGGGGCAAGAAAACGGTGGCCATCGGGGACGCAAATGGCTTTGCCGAGCGCAAGGCCATCTGGGAGCGTGCGCTGGAGGTGATCCTATGAACAGGCTTCAGATCGTGGCGACCGTCCTGGGCGCCGTGCTGCTGGCCCTCTGCTTGGGCCTGATTGGCGGCTACCTTTGGGGTGGCCACCGCCAGGCGCAGATCGACGAGGGCAGGGCGGCAGAGGTCAGTGAGCAGCATGCGCTTGCCTTGGCCAGCGCCACCGAACGATACCGAGAAGCTGAACGTAGTGGCCAGCAGGCCTTCGCTGCGATCACGGCCGCTGCACAACAGGAGAAAGAGAATGCAAAGAAGCAAATGGATGTTTTGCGCGGTGAGCTGCGTGCTGGCGCTGTGCGCCTGTCAGTCGCCGTCGACGCGGCTAGTTCAGCTGCCGCTGCCCAAGCTGCCGCCGCTGGGGATCGAGAAGCGCGAGCCGACCTTCTGCCAGCGGCTGCTGGGCGAATTCTCGATTTCGCCCTCGAAGGCGATGACATCGTGCGGGACCTCAACGCCTGCGTCGACAAGTACCACCGCGCAGAGCAACTGATTAACGAAGCAGGACAGCAGTAAGAGTAGAGCGCCCGGCCGGTTGCTGTAACAACCGGACCGGGCCTCAATCCACTGAGGTGAGCAGTGAATCAAGCCAAGGCCCTACCAGCCTCGCGAGGCGGGCAGGAGTCTACCACAACAAGAAAGGTTCACCGTGGCAATTCCATCTCCTATCATTCCTTGGCTCGGCGGCAAGCGTCGCCTCGCCGATACGATCATCCCTCGATTCCCTGCGCATACATGCTATGTGGAGGTGTTTGCAGGCGGCGCAGCTCTGTACTTTCTACGCTCGCCGGCGAAGGTCGAAGTAATCAACGATGTGAACGGCGACGTGGTCAATTTGTACCGCGTCGTCCAGAATCACTTGGAGGAGTTCGTCCGCCAGTTCAAGTGGTCATTGTCCAGTAGGGAGATCTTCAAGTGGCTGCAGGATACGCCGCCAGAGACCCTGACCGACATCCAGCGTGCAGCCCGCTTCTTCTACCTGCAGCAGCATTGCTTCGGCGGAAAAGTCGAGGGGCAGACATGGGGCACGGCCACAACGGCGCCTCCAGTCAACCTGCTTCGGATCGAGGAGACGCTGTCGGCCGCGCACTTGCGCCTGGCTGCTGCGCAGATCGAGCGACTCGACTGGGCAAAGTGCGTTGATCGCTATGACCGGACCCATACGTTCTTCTACATGGACCCGCCATATCTGGAGACCGAAGGTTATGGAGTGCCGTTCCCGGTGGGCGAGTACGAGAAAATGGCGTGCATGATGCGGTCGCTGCAGGGCAAGGCTATCGTCAGCATCAATGACCACCCGACGATCCGGGAGATTTTCTCGGGCTTCCAGCTGGAGGAACTGAGCATTGACTATACGGTCGGCGGGGGCGGAAAGGCGGCTCGGCGAGGTGAGCTTCTGATTTATAGCTGGGATCGGGAGACGGAGCCGGCTGGGCTGTTCTAAGCTGCAATATGGGTGTTTTGCAGACGTCTGCAAAGCATCCATTTTTTTGCGTAAAATACTGTATATAAATACAGTATTGGAGGTGATCGTGACATTTTCACAAGATCAAATGGAGCCTCATCCGCAGGCGGACGATTTAAATATTCCTCCGATCTCTGGGGCGGGGCATGGTGCGCAAATGTGCCGGGCTCCACGCCATGGAGTGCTGGTCACAGTACGGCGCCTCAAAGAGCGCGGAGTGAACCTTTCTGTTGTTCAGCGGCGCCAGGCAGTACCAGTGATCGGCGAGCTGAAAATCTCGCGCGTTCAAGACCGGGCTGAATTTCAATCTATTGCGGAAATCCTAAACTTCAATGATCAGCTGGACGCGCACCTCAGGTACTTCCCTGCCAGGCTGATGTGTCTCCTGAATCCTGAAATCCTCTGGCTCGATGAACGAGGGATGGTTATCTATGGCATCGAGCGGCTCGGGGGCATCGACGGTCCAGCGGTTGCGTATTGGCAGACCTGGCAGATCGCATTCGGACGAGTCGATCCTGGGCCGCCATTCTGACATGAGCTGAGATCAACTCATCCGTGGCGGCTACAATACTCCCAAATATGAAAGGGGGAACTGATGGCATCGCTGGTACACGAGTTGGTAGAGATGGCTAATGATCGGGCCGTTTCCGTCGCGGATCTTCTACGGCGCTCGCTTGTCGCAGCCAGCAGGCTGGATTTAGTCGAGGTTACGTCATGGCTCACCGATGAGCTTAACGGATATCAGACCGGGGAAGTGCCAGAATATAGGCGGCTTCGTGGGGAACTGATGGTTCACAATCCGTACAACGGTCTTGTTCCGCTTCATCTGCCGGTGAAAGAAGCCAAGGTGCTTTCCGAATCGCGGCTGGCTCAATCTATCCCCCAGCTGGAAGAGTTACTCCACACTTCAGGAACGCTGGTCAGTCGGTTTTCGCACGAGATTGAACAAAAATTAATGAAGCGGATGGATATGCCCTTTGTTCCCTACCGGGTTCTTCAAGTAGTTCAGCTTCGGGGCGTAGTAGAAGCCGTTAGAAGTCGTGTATTGGCCTGGTCGTTAGATCTGGAGAGGCAAGGGGTTTTAGGTGAAGGCATGGTGTTCACTACTCGGGAGAAAGAAATGAGCCGCGAAGGAAATAATCAGTTCAACATAACTGCAAATGGCGCGCAGATTCAGATAGGGTCAAATGGCTCCAGTCAGTCGATGCAAACGGGTTCTGTTGACCCAGCCTCGTTGGCTGAGTTGATAAGTGCGCTCACTGCTGCAGTTGTCGATGCAAGGGCGGCCGGCGAACACATTGACGAGCTGCTTGCGGAAATTGCCACGCTGCGTGCTCAGCAGGCCTCACCGAAGCCCAAAATTAGTGTTATCCGAGAGGCTGCAAAAAGCATCAGGACAATTCTGGAGGGGGCAGGCGGGAATGTTCTAGCCGAGCTGGCCAAGCCTCATGTCACTGCGCTGTTTTCCCTGGCGGCGTCTTAA